GGTCTTATAACGGTATTATCCATAAGCAAAGAAGCAGTCTTTATTTCATCTGCATTATTACCTAATCCTGTATTGTCTTTAATACCTAAAAGCATAGGACTAACAACTCTATGAGCTACTAATACTTTACTTTGTGATTCGTCAGAAAGGAATTGATATTGATTATGTGCGTCTGATAATTGAACTGGTGTTATTTCAGCTTGTGCATCTTTATTGTCATTAAAACTTAAAATAAATTTACCTGCATTAGAACTACCTGAAAACTTTTGTGCAATTCTTGCTTCTATAAGTTCTCTTTCTTGTGGATTAGGTGTTCCATTATTAAAGTTAATTAACATTGAAGGACTTAATCCATTCATAATGTTGTTTAGGTGGTAATTAGATATTTCTTCTTCTAATTCTGCGTATTGTATTCCACCTTGATAATCTACTGGTGCATAGTAATAAAAACCAGACTTGTATGGCTTTATGTAATATATTTCAATGTTTTCTTTTGACATTCCATAAGCTGGTATTCTTAATGGCTTGTCACTTGGTTTTAGTTTAGCCCAATCCTTAAAATAATAGTAAGCAGGAATATCGCCATCTTCATTACATTTTTCTGCTCTTAAAGTTTCTACTGGTATGTGTTCTATTTGTGCAATCTTTTTTCTGTCTTTAGAATAAATTACTTGCATAGCACATTGACCCATAAGTTTAAGGTCATAACTTAATTTTCTAACTACATCTTTTTTTAGAAGTGTAATCATTTCAGCGTATTGTTCTGGCTTTTTATTTGAATCTGTAGCTCCTAAACCTTTACCGTAAATTTGTTGGCTAATACCATTAATACAGGCGTTGTTTGTAGGACTTCCATTGTATCTGTCTATTAAAAATTGAAAGTAATTGTTGTCATCTCCATAAGCAATCCAATCTTGATTAGGAACTTCAATGATTTCAGGACTTGTGTAAGTGCTTAAATTAACAAAACTAACTTCTGATTTAGACCCTCTAACAAATTGACCTAAACTATTTCTTTTTCTTTTTTTCATATTACAATGTAATCATTATTATAAGAATTATCTGTTATGTATTGACCTTGATTTATGTCATAATATAAATTATCCATTTGGTCTATTTCTTGGTCAGTACAGAAAATCCTATCTTTAAATATATCTACAATGTCTGTTGTATCTACATTCCAAAACTCATTATATAATTCCCATAAAAAATAATTAGTATTCCAAAAATTTGGGTCACTATATAATTCTATGTCGTAAAAATGACCTTCTACAAGTACAGGACTAAACGCTTGTGAAAATGTTAAATAATTTCCAGATGTTGTGGCATTAGAAACCTGATACGTTTGCTTTACATTTGTACTATCGTCTCTTATAGATAAAGTAAATTCGCTTCCGTAAACTCTTGGAATTACCTTAAAGTCTTGAGCCGATGTAATAGTCTTTAATACAATCATTTTATATATAACGTAATAAATAACTTATTTTGTGAAAATGTTATTGCAAAAAAAAAGCACCCCAAAGGATGCTCTTAATTTTAATATCAATAAATATTAGTTAGGTACAATTTGTTCTGCGTCTGCAGTAATTAATCCTGAATCTAAAAAGTAAGGAGCTAATTCTTCTTGACCTTCCATTACTAAAGTAAATCCTGATAAATCTCCTGCAGCAGCTCCAGAAACTACAGTTCCAGAAACAAACTCCATTCCGTTTTCAAGTCCACATAAGAATTGATTTCCGTAATAATCTTCAACAACTACATAAGGTCTTGCAACTGCAATATCTTGTAATTCAGCTTGAGTTTTAGCGTCAAGGTAAGTAAGTGTTAAATTTAATGTTTGAGTATAAAAAGTAGTTCCGTTTTCTCTTGAACTTGTTACAGTTGTTTCAAGTGATGAATTTCCTTTTACGTCAAATTGATACCAGTCTGGTTGTGTTCCTGCGATAGTTGTTACTTGTTTTGTAGTAGAATCTACAGTTACACCAGTAATACCACCAAAATCTCCAAGCCAAACTGTTTTTATGCCACCAAAGGCACTTTTACAAGGTAATTTTCTACCTGTGTTTAATGTACAAGCCATAGTTTATATTTTATTTTATAAAAAAAGGGTAAGTAAGCATATACCCACCTACCCTTTATTTTTGGTTAATTTAATTTATTAAGAATAAAGTACTATTTCAGACCCAATTCCGTATTGTACTCCAGCAGTAAATCTCATAATTACTCTTACGTTTTTACTTCCGTCAATGTCAGCCATATCAATTAGCTTAACAAGGTTGTAATCAGACATTAAGCCTGTTCCAAAGAATAAGTTAGATTTTTGTGCAGCCATTGCATAGTTGTTTGGTAAACCATTAGCAACAAAGATTTTTACACCATCGATAGAAAGGTTTTCGTTACCTCCGTACCATAATGTACCTCTATTGTCAATACCATTTGCAACACCTCCACCATTAGCATCTGTAATAGCAGCATATCCACCTAAAGCTCTAACGTATGCTTTAGCAATGTTTTGTGAAACGTAAATGTGTAAATCATCTTTACCATATAATGTGCTTGGAATTGCATCAACAATTTTACCTAATTCAGCAACTACGTTACCAGAATTAACTCCACCACCTACAGCAGCAACGTCAATTACATCTGCATCTGCAGTAGCTAAAGTTGTAAATCCGTCAAATTCTCCAGCTTGCGCTCCACCAAGATTTCCTTGCCAGATATTGCTTTCAGTATTAGCAGATACTTGTTCTGCAACGTGAGCAATTAAAAAACTTGAAAAATCAGGAGGTAAATTATCAAAAGCAGAATATCCCATAGATACTGCACCCCAGTCTGATTCAAAAGGTGTTTTACATAATTCAAGATTTACTTGAAATTCTATTGGCTGGATAATTCTTTCTGTAAGTGTTACAGAACCAGCAGATGTGAAGTCACAAGAATCATCTGTAATTAAACCAGAAGTAACTACTTTTTTCATAACTTCTTTAAACTTAATGTTTGGCTTAATCTCGACAGCACCCTGACTTAATGTGTTACCACTCAATAGAGCAGCAGCGATGTACTTACCTGCAAATTCTCCAGCATAAGTAGTAGTAATAGTTGGTTGTGGCATAATTTTTTATTTTATTTATTTAATTGATTTAATATATAGTCCATTGTAGAAGGGCGTCTGTTAGGAGCAATTCTAAAATTTTCCTTTTTTGCATTTCCAGCTTCTGGATTATGCTTGATTGGAGCAGCAGCAGGTTGTGATAATTCTTCCTTTAATTGCTCGTTTACTTCTTCGTTAAATTCTTCTTTAATTGTTCTGGATTTAGGTTGTCTTGAAACTTCTTCTTCCATTTCAACTTCTTTTTCTTCTTCCATATTGCTTTCTCCTACTTTAGATTTAAGGTCAGCAATGGCATCTTCAAGATTTTTAATTCTTTTTTCCATACCAGCCCAATCTTCAACGTCAGCTTCTTCTTCCATTTCTTCTTCTTCTTTTTCTAAATCTTCGGTTTCATCTTTAGATTCTTCTTCCTTTTGTGGAACTTCGTCAGATACTTCTCTAACGTCATCAATAATTCCTTCTTCTGCAACAACTACAAGTCTACCATCTTCAAGTAGGTATTCTCCTACTGGCATAGCAACTTTTTCGTCATCTGTAAGAATGAATATCTCTTTACCTTTTTCAAACGATTCTGCTTCTACACGAGTGCCGTTCTCAAGTTTTTGTTCTTCAAGTTTAACTTCTATATTTAGAAGGGTCTTGATTTGGTTTAACATTTCAGTTGATTTCATAATTATATATATAACGTGGTTAATTAATTTTTTTGCATTTTCATATTGTTCTTGATATAACTCCTATGCCTTGCGCCCATAAAGAGCCATCACAACATTTTCTTGAATAAGTATTTTTATCTTTACATAAACAAGCACGTCTTGAACTTTTAGGGCTTGAATGACTTGGAAAAAATGTTTTTTTAGGCATTAGTTAATATCTCTTTTATTTTATCTAATAAATCGTCTGCTTCTTTATCTTCTGATAATCCAACAGAATCTTTAGGTCGTTCCATTTTATCTGCAAAGTAGCCTTCTATTGAAAACCCTTTTACTTTACCTGTTTTTACATAGTCATTCCATACTTCATCATTGTTGACTTTTACAGCTCCCATCCAAGTTCCTACAGGTACATTCATACCATACTTTCTGGACTTGTCGTGTACTTCATCTTCAACAAGCCAAGATTCTACTAAACTTAAACCACTTAATGAATGTTGGTGTTCTAATGTAGAATTGTTTTGATTGCCTTTTGTCAAATACATTTGGGATGCTTTCAATACCGTATCTTTAGAGAAGTATATATAATATTCATCTTCCCCATTATTTCGATATATAGGTTTGTTTGGTATTAACAAAGCTCCCATTAATATCTTTTTTTCTTTATCTATTTCTGCAAGTTTAATTTCATTACTTTTTAAAGCAACAAAATCTTCTTCTATGGCAGGATTTTCAACTATGGATATTGCTTCGATTCCAGAAGCATCTTGATTTTCGTCAAGTATTAATTCGACTATCTTCATATTTTATATAACGTATTAAATTAAAAATTTTGCATTTATATTGTTGCTCCTTCTACAATATTTCTTTCAAGCCCTTGTGCAGTTGTTACATCATTACTTACAACGTATGCTCTAACAGGTTCACTCGCTTGACTTCCTATTGCGTCTGCTAACTGACTTGTTTCCCCCTGACCTACTATATTAAATGCAGGTGGTGTTGATGGTGTTGGTGGAATTGATGAACCTCCGCCTACAGACGCTCCTGCTGGTGGCGTTGGGTCTGGTGTTGATGTTATAGCTTTTACATTTGCAATACCTGCTGCAGTAACTGCTGCTGCACCTATAAAACCAAATATACCTCCTTGTGATAATGCTTTTGTAGCACCTGCATAAGTATCTCTAATAGCTTGTACTATTGCTATAGCTTTACCAAACTTTGAGTTTTTACCTACAATAGTTGCAAGATTTCCTAAAGTTTGAGTCATTTGTGTTTCTTTAGCTTTATCTAAATCTTTTTGTATTTTAACTTGATTTCTTGCACTTTCTTCTGAATAAGCATCTAATTCATTTTGTGCATCTTGAAACGCTTGAGTACCTGCTTGGTATGAATCTCTTTTATCTTTTAATCTTTTTTCTTCTAATTCTTTTTCTTTAATAGCATTAGATTGTTGCGCTTGTAATCTTAACACATCATTTTCCATCATTTCTGCATTAAAATTTCTTTCAGCTATTTGCCTTTCTGCTGTAGCATCTGTTTCCGATTGAGCTAATTCA